CTACTCTTAATGTTCCATAACGCCAAGTCTCACCTATAGCATCATTTTCTATTTTAATTGCAAGTAGTCTTCCTCTAGCTCTAGTGTCTACTTTATCAGTGGATGATGTTATTGTAAAGGGTCCAAGAGGTGAACTAGATGCTGTATCACTTGGATAGTTATTTAATAATAATGTTACTTTTGAATTACCTGTTAATACTTTAAAGTCTGGTATAAATCGTTTCATAGACATAATAAACTCACCATCACCTCTAAGGTCAGCAAGTCCTGTTGTCTGACCCAAAGCACTTTGTCTAGCAGATATATCAAAGTCACCTGATTGAATGTAAGCATCAATTGATGTTGTACCAGAACTATTGACTTGATCGGTTCCGGTTTCATGAGCATAGTAAGTTGATGCACCAAAAGTATTTGTAATACCTTGAACTGCAAAATTAGGTACAGCATTTGAATCATAGTCAGTTGCATAAGGTAAATCATAAACACCTTGATCAACATAACTTGATCTAGATAACGAAGACGTAGTCCAAAGGTTTTCTGCAAAATTATAAGTTACACATCTATTATTTTGCGTAGATCCAGAAGCTGGGTAGAACCAATTTATTTCATTATATAAACTATTATGTTCACAATAAATTATTCTTCTTGAATCAAAATTAATACCTAGGTTGTCACCTGTTGTAGTAAATACAAAATCTTCAACTAAACAAGGAATGGCTTTTACAGTACCATCAAACATAAAAAATCCACCTTCTGATGACATCCAAAACACAATACCATTAGAATAACTAAGTGCATTTTGTCCGATCAATCCACAGTTAGTACCAACTTGTCTAACACTAAATGTAAATGGTGGTCCAACATATTGGATTACATACGCTGATGTATCAGTTAATACTAAAGTATAATCTTTACCAGATACAGCTCCAACAATCTGATTGCCTTTATCTAATCGAAAGGTTCCGGCTGTATTAGTTGCGGTTGGTTGATAAGTATTAAAATCTTCTTGATTAGAAAATCTAATAAACATCGGATCTTGTGAACTAGGAGTTCCAATAGTTGTTTCAGTTCCGAAATGAAATACATGTCTATCTCTATCAGATACTTGTGTTAATCTTGATGATGTTGGTGCTCCTGTCATTATCGTTGCTCTAGTTTCTCTAGGTGATGCTGCACCTGCATTCCAAGTAAATGTTCTACCATTTCTAATAGTTGCAACAAGTATTTGACCAAAATTATCTAAAGACCATTGACCAGGTTCTAGTGTGACATCTGCAATTGCAGAAGCTGTTCCCCAGGTGCCTGATCCCCAAGTATCTGTACCCCAACCAAAACCGATAGTTTCAAAGGTAGGTCCGACAAGTACATATGGATTAATAGTTGCTGATCCAGTTCCTGAAGTAGTGCCCGCTGAATTAGAAGGCATTGTAATTTCAAAAGTATTATCTGTTCTATTTAAAACTTCAAAAGTATTGTCTGTAAAATCAGCTGTTGAATAACCAGATCCTGTTGGAACCGTAACCGAAGTAAATGTTATAAATCTACCATCTAATAATCCATGCGCTGTTTTATTAACAGTAACTGTTGCAGATCCGGATGTTGCATCAAAGTCAACTCCAGTAATAGCTGTATCTAAAGGTGTAATGTCAAAAAATTGTTCGTCGTAATATAAATATAGACCTTGGGAAGTACCAATGGCAACATATCTTTCACCATCAATACTAGAAAAACTATGTTGCGCTCTTGCTGCACCCGGTAATGTTTCATTACCAGTAGTTAATTGACTCCAGCCACCTATTTTTTCAGGTAGTCCGTATCTAAATCTTACAAAATCACCATCTACCCATTGAGATTCTCCTCCTGAGTCCGTGACCATTTTATTAAAACCAGGTTTAAAGTTAAGTTTTTGTAGCATAGTTATCTAAATATTATAATATACTACCTTTTGAACTAAGATGAAAGTATTTTTATTTTATCTCAGTTCTTTCAGAAGTTTGAGTTTGTGCAGTTTTTTTATTAAAACGTTTGTTCCAATCAGCTACTATTTTGACTAAAACATTTCCAAAATGTCTTAGTCCTACATCAGATAAATGCAGTTTACCACGTATCAATAAAGTAATTCTTTCTTTCCAAGAAAATTTAATATCACATGATCCATCTTTATGTTGTATAAATTTCATAAAATAATTACATACCTACGTCTGGTCTTTTGTCAAATTTCCAATCTTTATTTTTTCCATTTGAATCTACATAATGTAAAAAACACTGTGCTTGATAATCACCTTCAAAAACTTCTCTCCAATGAGGTAATTCGATACCAGTATATATAACTGCTTGCCCCTTTTTTAAAATAATTTCTTTTCCATCTAAATATAAAGGCCATTCTACACCATCCGATGAAATTTGAACTGATGCACTTATTTCACAAGAAGGTCTGTCTCTATGTCTTTTTAGTGTAGCAAATCTAGTATACATTCTCCAATAAGTATAAGTTGGAAATAATTTTAAATTAGATTCTGTTTCTATAATTTTTTGTTTACTTAGCAGCAAAGACTCCATTAAAGGATCTGTGTAAATACCGGTGTCTCCATTATTATTTCTTACTTCATCAAACTGCTCTCGATTTGAACGATGTATAAAAAAACAATATTTTTCTAGTAATTGTATCTCATCTTTAGATAAAAAATTATCTATTATTTTATATCTGAAATCTTTTCCTATAGTGCCCAACATACTACTGAATATCTTGTCCCTTTCGTAACCGGTTTAACAGTGTGTGGATATAAAAAATTACTAGGCCAAATAACAATTCTGTTTGGTTTTTTATCAATTGTAATTTCATTGCTGCCATCCCCTTCTCTAAAACATAATTCACCACCTTCATAATCATTATTTAATAAAAATATCATGCTAAGTGTTCTAGGTGCACTCCATGCATGATCAACGTGCCATTTATAAAAACCTGTATTTTCGTATTTTAATAATGCTATGTCTCTTACTTGTCCTATTCCACAATCGAATAATTTTTTATCATGAGTATATTTATCTATGGCTTTAAAAAATTTACTAAATAAATAATTAGACCAATGAATTTCTGTTAAACTATCCACCCCATGGATAAATAAATTTTTTATTTCAGCTCTTCTTATATTACTATTTTCAACATTACCCCCTTCGGATGTTAAAACTTTTGATTTTTCAAAATCAACATAATTACAATATTTTAAAAGATTACTTAAAATAGTATGGGGTAATACGTCGTCATATATTCCTATATATTTTTGTAAATACATTTTTATTTCCAAGATTTTTTTTTCCATACAGCATCTCTATATCTATTAATTGTGGTAGTAAAATATTCAAGATATCCTTTTTGAGATTTAGAGCGTACATATGTAGATATTTCGTGTTTCCAAGAGTCTCTTTTGAAAGGTATTATTTGAACGTAAGAAGTTCCTTGTTTGAATAACTTTTCAAAAGATTTATATTTATCATTATTTATAATAATTGGGAAATTTATATGCATATCAAAAACATCTGTGTCGACTATCGCACTTATTATATGAAAATAATCATTTTCAGTATAATCTGGTGTTCTAAATAAACAAGAGTATCCAGGTGGTGTTTTAATTCTCCAAGGATTTAATATTTTTATAACATTTGCATTACCATTTTTAAGACCCATAAAACTATTTTCACCTCCAACTTGTTTGATAGGATGAATATCTGCGTTAGATCCATTTAAATTGTAGTCTAAATTACTAGAAAACATATCATGTAAAGAAAATTGATAAAAATGGGTTGGTTCTGGATTGTCACTAGTTTTGTCAACAACATTGTGCCCAATGTATAAATCTTGTGGTAAAGGTAAAATATATCCTGCAGATATATTATCTATAAAAGGCACACATCCTTTTATATTTTTATAGGTGATAGAATGTTTATCTAATTTTTTAAACCAATCTGGTAAAATTTTTTTAGTTGGCTTAGGTTGAATAATTTTAATATCTTTTAAATCTGGATGAATACTAAATTCAATTTTTTTATCAAAAATCATATATTTTTATCTTTATATATAATTTTATATATAGAATTAAGGTAATTGTAAAGGGCTTTTTGTAGGGTAATTTGGTTGACTGTTAAACCATTCCATAAAAGTTTCATAATTTAAAGGGAAGGTCATAGAGTCAGTATCTACTGATTCAAGTTTAGATTTATAATCTTCCCAATAAGCATAACGTTCTGCTTCAGCATTTGGGTTGGGATGAGCTTCTAACCATGAACTTACTCTGTTTATACATTCGTCTCTATGAGAAAATATTTCATTTTTTACATGATCAATATCTTTAGTTGAATCATTTAAAGGTACAAAACTTAAAGATTCTTCTAATACTGTATCATCTACTATCTTTAATTTAGATTTAAAATTTTTTACATTTTCAAATTGAGAGTCAGTTATAGTTTTTAATATAGAATCAGGAATAGCAGGAGATAAAAGATTTTTTTCTTCTTCAGATTCTGCAATTGAAAAAGAAATATTGTTGTAAAAAAAAGCGTATTTTGTCATTTATAACTCCTATACATTTTCAAAAATTACGAAACCACCAGGTTCTCCAACCGTACCACTGTTTGCCCCAGAATTAGGATTTAGACCTCTACCACCACCTTGAACTAAGTAACCGGATCCGTTTGTAATTGATACAGTTGCAGGAGTAGGTGAATTAGATACAGTTCCTGGGTTTCCAGGTTGTGTAGCAGGTTGATTACGAGGAGCTCCCGCACCACCATTTCCTCCATTAATATTATATACATTTGCTAAAGAAGTTGTACCTCCAGCATTACCGGGGTTTCCTCCATCATTATCTAAACCTATGTTACCACCATTTCCTCTTGCTCCTGCTGCGTATGGTTGAGCAAAAGGAGCTGAAATAGTTTTTTGATATACTGCAAAAGCGCCATAACCACCTGGTGATCCACGATTACCACCTGTAGCCTGACCGCCGCCACCGCCACCGCCGCCGCTAACAGCGTAAATTAATATTTCAGTAGCACTTGCATTAGCTGTATAAGTTCCACTAGCTGGCCCTCCTGCAGCAAGCGCAGCAGTAAAACCACCGCCACCACCACCACCATCAGCTGCAGCTGTAATTCTTCCTTGAGCATCTACAGTTATGTCTGCTGCAGTATAAGAACCTGCAGTTACTGCAGTGTCAGCAAGTTTATCGGCTGTAACAGCGTCGTTAGCTATTTGCGTAGTATCAACTTCATTCGCATCAATAGCACCGTTATCAATTACTGTATTTCCATTTGAAATAATACCCATTATGAATCTCCTTCTATCTTAGATAAATTAATTTTAAATTTTTCTCCAGATATATTATTTACAAGAAATATATCATCTTTTCCCTCTTGTAAAGTCCAATCTCCTTTGGTTCCATCGATTGAATTTCCTTCATTTTTTGCTAAATTAGAAAGGTGTAAGTCTCCTGTATATATGTTTCTCCACACATTTCCAGAAGCACCTAAGTCATAAGCGTCAGTAGTTCCAGGTACAATATTTCCTGTAGCTGTCAAATTTCCAGTTGAACTAAGTCCTTCTAAAATATTTGTTCCATCAGAGTAAAGTGTTTTAGTTCCCTTATCAGTCGCTGTCCAAGTTACTCCCGTTCCAGAAGTAGTTTTAAATGTTACAGTAAAAGCACCTGTTGTTGCATTTTCAACTGTATAAGTTTTTTCAATTGAATCTGGAATAACTACATCTACATTAGATGTAATAGTTCCCGTTAATTTTAAAATTTGGTTTTTACCATTAGATAATACACCATTTGAAAAAGTTAAAGTTGCACCTGAAGTAACTCCAATTGCATCATAACCACCAATTGCTTGTTCAAGAATAAGTAGGTTAGTATTTGTAATTTGTCCCCAAGTTCCTGAATTTGCTCCAGTTGCTTGAACTGTTAGTTTTAAACTATCTGAATTAGCCATATTTTAGATTCCTTAAATTATATTATAATATTTCATTTATGCAGCAGTGTCAACTTCTGTCCATGTTGATGTAGATCCGGTATCTACTTCAGTCCAGACTATGGTTTTTTCGTCTCCTAAAGCCATTGTCATGGCTATACCGGTTGGTCTAGCAACAGAATCTGTTGCATCTGCCTGACCTTCTTGCATGGTCATTTCTTCACCAGTTACGTCTACATCAACATCTACTATTAATGAAGCAGTTCCAAGATTTGCTGTGAAACCTATTCCAGTTACAGAAACGTCTGCATCTCCAGTTGCAGTTGGAGCATTTTCTTGCATAGTCAATTCTTGACCAGTGACCACTACGTCTGCATTAGCAGCTACATTAATATTACCTTCTGCAATACTTAATAGTTCCCCAGTTAAAGATACTTCAGTAGTTCCAGCTGCAGCTAACGTTCCATCATTAGATGTAAGAACTAAAGCTTCTGCATTTAGAGCATTGATCATATCAGTTGATCCATCAGCTCCATCAAAATGTAAAAGAGCTATTGTATCTGAATCAACAGAAAAC